ACTTGTACAATAACATTGAGGTTCTTATTGACGATCTTTGCAATGTTCAAAAATCTATACCTAGTACATGGGAGTGGCTAGATGATGCTCTTAATGGTGGGTTTATGGAAAACGGTAGATCGTTGTACGTCTTTGCTGGTGAGACGAATATTGGTAAGTCTATCTTCTTGGGTAATATTGCTGCTAATATTGCTAATCAAGGAAAGAATGTACTGTTGATTACATTAGAGATGTCAGAGCTACTATATGCTCGTCGTATATGTACTAATGTAAGTAAGATACCACTAAAAGATCTTGCAACTAACACGCACTCTTTAAGGCAAGCAATTAAAGATCAGAAAGAAGCGGATAAGGGTAGAATCTTTATTAAAGAGTTTCCTCCTTCTACTATTACTCCTAACCAACTCAAAGCATTCATAAAGAAGCTTACCGATACAGGAGTACCTATTCATGCTATCGTACTAGACTACCTCAACTTACTCCACTCCTCTGTAGGTACTAATTCTTACGAGCGAATTAAGAATGTTACAGAGCAAGTTAGGGCCATGTCGTATATTTTTAATTGTCCTATTATATCAGCAACGCAGTTAAATAGATCAGGCTTTAATACGGATAATCCTGACCTTGCTACTATCTCTGAATCAGTCGGTCTGGCTGCAACAGCTGACGTTATCGTCTCCATCTTCCAAAACGAAGAAGATAGAGACCTTGGAATCATTAGATTGGGTATGATGAAGAATAGATACGGACCTAGAGGTCATACCCAACCTATGAGAATTGATTATTCTACACTCACTATTACTCAAGCTGAGAGTGACTCTATTAGCAGCGACGATCAGACACTCAACACGTTACAGTTTCTTGCTGGTTGATAAAGTTCCTTTACCTTATAAATAGGTAAAGTGAAAATTTTTGACTACTACAAAAACGATAAGTTAAAATCCAATATTCAAGCCTATCGAGAAGGTCGCCGCGATTTTAGCGTAGAAGAACTTAACGATATAAAGCTTTATATTTCAAGGTATAAAGATACAATAGACAATACCAATTTTTTTACTGGGTCGATAAAGGAATATAAGGTAGTAAGCTGCTTTGCAGAGGATTTTTACGAAGAGCTTCACTCAAGAATGATTAAAAATTTCGGAGCTGATATCGCGATAATTGTTATTCTAACTGAGCGAAGAATTATTTTTAAGAAAAATAACAAAACATGTAAACTTGATTTGTGCAAGCTCGCACATATTCTAAGCGATGGTGAGTGTGATGAATCTTCAGTTGATCTTGCTGCAGGTAAAATGACAGATAACTTTATTAATTTAACAAAGAAATTTATACAATGTTCATAAAAACTGCTACAATAAATCCTTCGCAGGATATAATAGATAGAGAAAGTGAACATATATTGTTATCCTTCTGTTCGTTTTGTACGTTATTAAAAGGAAAAAAATTATCATTCCAAAACGTTTTTATCTTAATTCTACAAGACGATAATCTACGTACTGTATTAAAAGATCTTTTAGGAGTTGATTCTAATTATGAAATAGTTAAAATATTCTTAGAGTACGATCCAACTATAACTAAAAGTAAATATATAACAAAATATATTAATAGTAACAAGCGAAAATGCCTTTAACAGAAAAAGAGAAAGCTATTTATAACTCATACCTTATTGCAGGCAGGACAATAAAAAATAAACCGTTTAAACTAAGACAAGACTTTAGCTCTCTCGATGATCAATCTTATACAACGCTTAAAAAACTAAGTATCTTTTTCGAAAAAAATAATAATATAAGACATATAGATTTTTTTACTGCACCATACGATTACTACGGAGCTGAAAATTATTTTAATTTGCATTATTATCTTACAACTAGAGCGCTAAAATGTTACACTCTATATCAAAAGAAAAAAGAAACGCAGGACCCAGACGGTGAGAGTACTATTAGTAGGTGTAAGGAGTGCTGTTCGTTTATATACAAGTACTGTAAAGAAAATAACCTAACCTTACAAGAATATAAAAGTATTATTAACGGTACAACGCCAGTAATTATACAGCACTTAAGAGAGCATAAAATTAATTTTTACGTACTTCACGGTCTGCAGTGTGATGCAACTATCAGACAGATAGAGTCAGAATTATTAGATTTCTTTGTGTCTAACTTTCAAAATTTACTAAATGAAACCAGAGTTAATTTTCAACGATCATCTCGGTTAAAAAATGTAATAAGAGAAGCATTTTCGATAATTGAAAAACAACTGTTGAAAATTAAAATAACGAGCCTAAAATAAAACATATAACAAACAAATAAAATTATGAGTACATTCAATACATCAATGTTTCAATCCATTAAAGACGCACTAGCAAAAAATGATAATGAAAATAACACAGCATCCTATACTGAAATCCTAAAAACTACCCCAGGTAATACATACACTGTAAGGTTGCTGCCGTTTGCAAAGGATCCAAAAAATACCTTCTTTCATTACTTTAATCACGGGTGGGTATCATTTGCTACTGGTCAGTACGTTCAGTCGCTCTCTCCCATGACCTTTGGTGAAAGAGATCCTATTGCTGAGGAACGATTCCGTATTCTTCGTACTGGTACAGAAGACGAGAAAGAAAAAGTAAAAGCCATTAAGCGTCTTGAAAAATATCTTGTTAACGTATACGTTATTGATGATCCGACTAACCCGGAAAACAACGGCAAGGTAAAGATGCTTCGTTATGGTAAGCAAGTTCATAAAATTATTATGGAAGCTATCGAAGGTGAAGATGCAGAAGAATTTGGTCCTCGCATCTTCGACCTCGGCACTAACGGCGTTAATTTTAAAATTAAATGCGAAAATCAGGGCGAGTATCCCACTTATGTTTCATCACGCTTTACTTCTGCTGGTAAGCTAAACCTTAACGACGATGAACAAAAGAAAATTTACGATAGTGTCTTTGACCTTGCTAAAGTGTATACTCTTAAGTCGTATGATGAATTAAAGCAAATGCTTGACGAGCACTTCTACGTAAAAGATACTCAAACTGAAGTTGAAACAAGACACCACTCAGTAGATGAAGCGCCGATTCCTACTTTTACAAAGACCGTACAGGTAGAAAGCTCCATTGATGATGACATTGACGAACTTCTTAAGGACCTATGAATATAACTCCTGATGAACAACGCGCGTTAGTACAGTTCTTCGGAACTGTACACGCGCAAGCTAAGCAAACTGATCAAATGATCGTAGGCAACTCACAGTTTGTTAAGCCTGTAAGCCCTACTATTCAACATCAACTCGAGCAGGCTCTACGTATCCCAGTTCAAGCCGATCAACAATTTCAACACCAGCAACAATATATAGAGCAACCTCCGATTGAGGTAGTACAGCCTACACACGCTATGCAAGAACCGCAAGACTTGCAGAGCTCGCCACTCGTAGCTCCTACCTATGAAGAAGTAAGACCTCACCCAGTTAGCATTTCAACTAATGATAATGTAATTGAGGTATTAAAAGAAATTAACTTGAATTTAGCTCGAATAGGAGATATACTAGAAAAACAAAATGGTAAACCAAAGAGAACTAACGCTCCAAAATCGGATTGACTGCATCAAGTACCTAGAGGCGATCTCGAAAATAAACGAGTCGACTATATTAAACGCAAATCAAGATCTTGGTTTAATATCCTCGTTAGTATCTTCAGCAGATAATACTCTTATACTATATAGTGAACTTTCAAATATTGAAGTAAACTATAATGGTAGTATTAATATTCCTGATATTAAGAAACTAATCAGAGTAGTTGATTCGATTGATACAAAAGATGTCAGCTTACTAATTAATTCAAATAATATTGAATATAAGGGCAAATCCTTAAAGTTTAAATATCATCTTTATGAAGATGGTTTTCTAACTAAACCGTCCATTAATATTGATAAGATTAAAAGCTTTAATTATAACGTTAAATTTACTCTTAAAAAAGATACAATTAACTCAATTATTAAAGGCAGTACCTTTGCTTCAGAGACTAATAAACTGTATTTGTATACAGAAGATGGTAGATTGAAGGGCGAACTGACAGATAGAGCAAGACATAACACTGATGTATTTGCTATTGATCTAGGTGAAGTAGATTTTGAGTTATCTCCCTTACCTTTAAACTTTGATAACATTAAATTATTATCGTTTATAAGTGACGATATAAATTTCGGTATTAATACAGAATATGGTGTAACTGTTATTGATATCTTAAATAATACTATTAAATTAAAATATATTATAACCTCTCTTACACAATGAATATTAACAAAAATAAAATTACTACACTTTCATATTTTGTAAAACGTCTTAAGGATAGTGGATTTAATGTATGGAAGATCTGTAATAATTACGCTCAATCCGATCCACGTAAATGGACAGTAATGATTGATCCTGGCAATGCCTCTGTGTTTGTTACTTGTTATGAAAATAGAGATTTTAAAAGTGAGAAAATGTTTGAATTTAATGATGGAGGTAGATTGTTTCCTAAAAACTTCTCTCTTAAGACTACCTCTATCGAAGTAGTCGTTACAACTCTCATTGAAAGAGGTATCTCTCAAATCGACGGCGGTACTAAATATAATTATGAGCTCTGATGATAATAAGTTCTCTGAAGAGGATATACGAGAACTTATTAAAGACGCCCTGAAGGGAAATTACGAAGGTAAAAAAAAGTACAATAACAAAATACAGCTTGAGAATGCTATAGCATCTACCCTCAAGGAATTTTTAGCAAATTTTATAGTTATTGGATATGATCTTAACGGTAAGCCTGTTATTTTAAAACACGCTAAAACACCAATGGAGAAAGATGCTCTTTCCTCGCTTGCAATAAAATATATATCGTATTTAATGTACGAAAATGGCCAGTAAAAAAATAACACCAGGAGACATTTATGCAGTTCATACTGGCACATATGCTGGTGAAATGCTAATATATATTAAGAGTGAAGCAGTAGATCATTGCTTTCTGTCTGTACCAAATATGGTTAATAGGATTATACCTAAAATTATATTTGATCATGGAAGGAACAATAATATACTTAGATATGTAGAAAGAGTTCCTGTGTATGTTCTCAAGACATCAACCGCACAATATGTAAAAAATGAAAAAACTAACAAGACTATTAATATCCCCTTATCTGCTTAAGTCTTAATTTATTTACACTCTTACACTCACTACTGCAGGTCTTTCTAACATATCCTCTATTTATACACCAGCGTGTATTGTATATAGCGCTATTACATATCAAACAAGCGCTGTATTCGCCTGTCATTAGCGTTGGAACTTTTTTACCTTGAATAGCTTTATTTATTTTTTCTTGATGTTCTTTAGTTCTTTTATATTTTTTAAGGCTTTTTGAAATTTTGTCTTTTGTCTCTAGTGAATGTTTTTTACCGAGTATTTGAAATCTTTGATGTTCTCTCTGTGCTTGAGTTTTTGGAACATTAACTATACCTTTAGTTCCCGTGGAAGTATTGTTTCTATTTAACCAACACTCACTTTTAACAATATTCATCCTCCTAATAACTTTTTCCTCCCACTTTATAGCTTCTTCAGAAGTTTTAAAGGTTCTACGAACTTCGATAATAGTAGGTTCCCCAAACTTCTCACGCATTTGCTTTACATACTTTGATGATGTAAAGTATTTTTTCCAAAAAGTAGCTGGGGTAGCATCACGACCGTATTTAACACCGTAATAATACTTGCCTTCTTTAGACCATCCTATAAGATAACAATAGGGAATATTGACTTGCTGCATAATAGTAAAGTTTTATGTAGAGTAGGTGGAGGCTGCAACCTCGCGACCTATAATTATTTAATCTAAAGGAACCATTATACAATATATTATGAAGACTTTGCTTATAGATGGAAATAATTTAATTTGGAGGACGTATTGGACGGCCAAAACCCAATCTCAACGAACTAGCACCGATACACAAGAACAAATAAATAATTTTCATATTTATTTTACTCTTAACGCAGTTTTTTCATACGTTACAAAATTTAATCCAGATAAAACTATCTTCGTTTGGGACGAGAAGCCCGATTATCAAATAAACGAAAGAAAAGCTGAGTTTGCAAACTATAAGGGTAATAGATCTGGAGACTCAGCTCCACATCAAAATAATGAAGCTATTAAGCTAATACTCCGTCACCTTGGCATACCATCTATTTTTCCTAGAGAGCTTGAAGCAGACGATATTATCTCTTATATTTGTACTAAGTATACAGGTCAGAAGGTAATTATATCTGTTGATAAGGATTTTCTACAACTCGTGCAGTCTGATACTACTCTTTATGATCCTATACGGAAGAAGGAATTTACTGTAGAAAATTTTGAGGTAGAAACTGGGTGGTCTAATGTAGGTGATTGGATGACTGCTAAGTGCTGTATGGGTGATAAGTCAGATAACGTTCCAGGTATTGAAAAATTTGGTAAAGCAAAAATTAAAAAATGGATTGATGGTGAGATCTCTATAAACGAAGAACAAATGGCTATCTATGATAGAAACTTTAGTTTGTTTAACTTAGGTAAAGTTATGACTATGGCTGAAGAGTGTAAATACTATCAGGATCAACTTGATACTCCTGTAGAATCTAATTGGTTATCTTTTCAAGAGGAATGTAAGCGTCGAGACTTTAATTCTATATTAAAGAAAAAGGAATCATGGTATTCGTTGTTTTTTCTTAGGGGTAAGCTACAATCTTTGTTTGCATGATAAGTATTCCGGAAGAATATACTGTGAGTAAATTCTTTCAGTATATATATCAGCCTAGATTTAATAAATTCAATAATACCTATCAAGGTGGGTGCTGTATATGTAGAGAGGGTGGATCTTTAGGTAAAAAGCGTAGATGTTACTATATACCTAAAAATGATAATATTTTTTGTCATAATTGCGGATGGTCAGGTAAGCCGATAAAATGGGTTAAGGAAGTATCAGGTAAGACAGACGCAGAGATTATAGATGAGATTAGACAGTATGTAGATGATCAGGATACTATAGAAGTCTCGGAGCAGGAAGTAATAAAGATTAAGACTGAGACACTTCCAAAAGATTCAATAAATCTAAGTGATGCAACTCAAATTGAGTTCTATAAAGGTAATCCAATAGTAAGTGCGTGTGTTAAGCTAATTAAAGAACGAAGATTAGACACAGCTGTTAATAAGCCTGATTCGCTTTATGTATCACTTGTTGATAGAGTACACAAGAACAGGCTTGTAATACCTTTTATCAATGAGAATAAAGATATTGAGTTCTATCAGTCTAGAACTGTTGTGGCTAATGATAGTAAAATGAAGCCCAAGTACATATCTAGAGTAGGAGCAGAAAAGACTCTTTTTAATATCGATAGAATAAGCGACTACTTTAAAAATGTTTTTATTTTCGAAGGACCTTTAAATGCTTTCTTTACTAAAAATAGTGTTGCTGTAGCTGGAATTACAGATAGAGGTAATGCCACCTTTACAACGAGACAGCAGCAGCAAATAGATACAGTCTTGAGATGGTACAATAAAATATGGGTATTAGACAGTCAGTGGGTAGATGATGCTTCTTTAAGTAAGTCTGAGATACTTCTTAAGAATGGCGAGAAGTTATTTATATGGCCTGAGAAATTTGGTAGACGGTTTAAAGATTTTAATGATATATGTATAGCGTGTAACGTTAATGAAATATCACATGAATTTATAGAAAAAAATACCTTCGAGGGACTCGAAGGTATTTTTAGACTCGCTAATATAAAAAATAATCGTTAGACGTATTTTAAAGATGAGTTGTTTGATTGAGCTAAGAACCCCTTAAATGACTCAGCCAAAGCAGCAAGTTCTGTTGCAACTCTTGCTATTTTTCTTTGTTCAGATTGCTTCATTTTATCTAAAAGTGTATCAGCCTCTGCATTCGCTAGTGCAGTCTGTATGGAATTTTCCGTACCGTTTAAATTTTCAAGAAACTCTTCCATGTTTGATACCCATTCACGTACCTGTGATACCATGGCTGCTTCTCTCTCAGATAAAGCTCTTGATACTGCCGAGTTAGGATCGTTAATATCAGTCGGTGAAGCAGTATCCGTATCAAAATCCTCAGGATTTGTATCTTTATCTAATGTAGATAGCATAGCTGCTCTGTCTTCATCCTGTTCGCTTAGTACTTTAAAGAATCTATTTTCAAACTTACTCATACAATTATTTATTCAAATGCATAAATATTTACAATGAATAGTACAACTAATCCATACGCAACATATGCTTCAAACGCGCAACCTAAATTACATATGGATGTATCTGATCAATTTAAAGTGCATCAAAAGGAAGAACAAGAGCAGAAAGCACCTAAAATACTACCACACCCTATTGATTCATCTTTAATAGACATAAATGGTCAGATGTATATTAATCTAATGAAAATGAGAGATTTTATCAATAAAGTAGAATCTGAGCCTAAAAGAAACAAACAAGCAATAAGGCAAATTCAATCTCTTATAGAGGAAATAGGTAAAAAAATCACAGAACTATATGTTCCCATTGATAAGTTATATCTTTAAATTATAATTAAGTATGTTAAAGTTGATCGGTGTATCTATCGGAATAACACTACTTGTTAGTTTTGGTATAGGGTTTGTACTAGCTGATATTATAGGGTTCTGGCAAGGTGTTGTTGGTTCAATTATTGCTCAGTTTTTAGGATTTTATATGTATTCGTTAAAAAATACTGATTCTAATAAACCAGATTTAAGTGAAGAGATTATAAATCTGCAAACCATACCTATTTCCTGTCCTTGCGGTAAGCATACCTTTCCTGCACCAGTGTTTTATAACACGGATAATTCTTTCCTATGCGAAAAATGCGGTAGTAGATTTAAGGTAGAGTTAAATCACGAAACTGTGCTGCTAACAGAGCCTTTAAACATTGCTAATGTCTTTACCCAATTAAAAGAGAAGGAACTTTCCGATAATAAGGTATGAACAAATTCAAATTTGAACTTAAAAACGGGACAGTAAAAGAGATGGGTATTGATGAGCTTACAAGATGGGCTTGTCTTCTTGAAGGTATTGAGCAGGTATCAAAAAGATACGATGATCTAGGCGAGAGTATGGATACTGATGAATGGATTAAGCCACTAGCGTTTCAAAAGTATATTGAAGAGAGATTTCATTCAATGAAGCACGATCTTACAGTCGAGGCGACATTAGGTAGAATTTAACTAGGGCAAGTTACATTAAACTGAACGTAGGTATTTACACCTGCATAATTAAGAGGAGAATATGTAACGATATCTATAAAAGTATGCGTAGATAAAGATTTAGTAAACGATACTGTCCCTATTGCTGGACCTGATATAGCGGGATATCCTATACTCTTAAGGTACGGTGTAAATACTTGATCTGTGCCTCTGTATCCTGAATCAACAATAGGTACAGCAGATAAAGATGTATTATCATTAGGGTAATATATTCCTAAAAATCTTGCAGCTACGTTATTACAATTATAATTTATTGTCATAGTACCTGTCTTACTACCTACTATAACGCGTGTAACGTATGTTACTGGTGAGCCTAGTATTCTAACTGTTGGAACGATACCGCACTGAACAGTCTTATATATTTCGCAGGGTATATCAGGGTTCCGGTTAATAATAAAAGGAAGAACCGTGCCATACGTATCGTACGCGTCTATAGTTGCATATAAAGCTTCACCCCAAGCATATCTATAATTAAGTGTTAATATATTTTTAGAAAATATATCATAATTAACATTATAAGTAGAAAGACCTATAACATCAGATAATCTGTTATAGTTATACAACGCTAGCGGGTATTTAAATCTCGTAGCCAGAAAATTACTGTTTGTATCCGGTGACATCAGAATAGCTGTACTTATTCCAGATAATATACCAGCACCTTGAGGAGCAGATATGTTACTATATTGAGTAATAATGTTAAAACACTTTTTAGCTGGATCGAGATAAGCAGATAATGTAAAGGGGCTAAATGTTGATGATGTCTCAGACCCTAAGCCATACTCAATAGGGTTAGGATATGTGTCACCAAACGCGGGCAGAACCTCATTGTTCTTGCATAATATTAGCTTAGTTAGAGGGTTAAACAGTCTATCTTCAGGTATATTGTATATAGTTGATGTAGTAGGTACATAGAACGTATTATATGAAGATGCAGGTGACCCTATCGTGTAGGGCATCATTTTAAATGGTGAGTAATCACGCTCAACGTATGACGACCAGTCAACCGACAATCTATACTCAAAATTAACAGCCTGGTTAAAATTAACCGTTACAGGATTTGTTAATACAGCTCTAGAAAACGCGCTTGATGTTGTATCGTTATATGGTTTTATAGAAAATTCCTTTATAGTTTCTGTTACCTTATTAGTTACAGGGGTAGTAAAGGATACATAGTATGTTCTAAGATTAGGGTATGTACTGTTGTATATTACTTGGAAGTTATCACGTAATACATTTGCTAGTACAGAATTACCTGAAGGTGAAACTACTCCTGATAACGTGTAGTTTAGTGTAGTGGCAAACTTGTCGCTTATACCTAAATCTAAAAAATTTAATATATCAGAAAAGGGCAATGTAGCTAATCTTATAAGACCGCCTGATAAAATAGTATTCTTACACCACCCGGAGTCTGATACTATAGTATCTTTCTCTAAAACCTTTATGCGATATTCTCCACATAAATTAATATTAGCATCAACAACGCTCATTACTTATATTTATGTTGCGAAATAATATTGCTAGTTAAGATACTACAAATGTAATATTGTATGGCTCTTGTAAAACTCTCTCAGAATTAAGACTATTTTTATAGTAAAACGTGTTATATAATATTGTATATTCTCCACTTGTAGTAAATTTACGAAAATTAATCGCACCGCTTTGAGATCCATATGATCCATCAGGTAAATAAAAAGGAGATTCAAATAGAGCCTCAGTTAATACACCGTCAGACCATAGTGTTGTGGCTTTATAGGCTTCAAATGCAGAGAGGGTGAGTAGGGGATATACTGGTAGATTATAAACTTGAGCTCGACTTAATTTATCAACACCTGCATCGTTAGGTTCTCCTATTGCTATTCTATCACCTAATTTATTTAGAGAAGTACTGTGTCCGAAGAATTTATAATTATCTCCAGTACCGCTTAAGGGCTCGATAATTGAACGCCAGTCTATACCATTAAACTCATACACATATACAATCCCTGTATCATTAACACCGCCTAAAATATCTCCTATTGCAAGACGATCACCTACACAATTTAAAGAAACTGAGTGTCCAAACCCTCCAGTATATATTAATGGTGAGATAGGATTTCCTAGATAATTCCATTCACCTTCGTTCTGTTTAAAAACACATACAGCATCAGCACCATCTGACGTAGCAATTACGTCACCGGTTGAATTTATTGATAAACTTTCACCTATAAAAATTGTACCAGATGGATCTATAATGTCCGCAGTCTTATTCCATTGCACTCCATTCCATTCATAGACTCTAATAACACCATTTGCACCACTTAAGGAATCTTCTCCTTCGCATGCATATGCAATAATATTACCTATTGAGTTTATAGCTACTCTATGCGTGGTTCCGGTATACATCTCGCCGTTTATGGTCTGACCTATTTGCATCCATTCTAATCCATCATATTCAAAAACTCTAATGGTACTTACACCATCTCCATTCGCTCCATACGGCTCAGCAATAACTATACGATCACCTACAGAATTTAATTGTATTGATTCACCTGAATCATCATCTATGATTAAACCTCTTATAGTAGACCCCAGCTGTATCCATTGACTTCCATTCCATTCATATATTTTAGTTCCACCTCTACTATCAAAGACAGCTCCGCATTGATTATGATACCCAAACGCTATACGGCTGCCGTTGTAGTTCATTGATACACTTACACCGAAAAAATCACACGCATCAACTCCATAGAGCGACTGACCCATCTGCACCCATGAAGAATTAACTAGCTCATAAGCTCTCACGACACCTTCATCGTTACCTAAACCTCCTATACCTCCTACCACTATTCTATTTCCTGCGTCATTTATATCTATTGAATATCCAATCATTTCATTAAAACCTACATTAGAAATACTATTACCTAATTGCAGTGCACTTAAAGAAAAGTCCTTATCTATATATAAAAGCTCTTTAGGGTCATATTGCGTTATATCTCTTGGCTGATCTACAACATATGTCGTTTCGTTACGTTTAAAAGGAATATAATCACCCTTTAAATCTTCTCCACCTAAGCGAATACTAAACATATCCCATACTATTTTTTTAGTTTTATAGATGTTAATAAGTTCAGATGAAAGCCAAAAAACATAAGAAGAAGTAAACTCTATAGGTAAATAATAATTAAGTGTTATTATATCATTAGGAGATGTTGTTCTTCTATATGAACCAACAGGTAAGAGGTCTATACTGGTACCGCTAAGCATTTTATTGTATCTAGCAGTACTGCTCAATACGGTCCAATTAGATATTAAGCTACCACTACTTGTAATATTGAAAGTGTCGTTTTTGTAAGTGAAATCATCCGTTCTGTCAAGAACAACGCCGCGATTTTGTATTAATAATTGATAGCCAAAATTAAATACATCATAGCCAGTAGCTAAATTTACGCAGGTTGTTGTAGAGCTTAAATTTACTGATACCGCTGATCCCTCTGATAGATAATTATCAAGCACTATGCTATCCTCACCATCTATTTCTGTTGGAGGATAGGCTATAGATGCTGGTGGTGGCGAATATCCACCATCTCTTGTTTGACTAGTCTGTGGATTAAGAGTGCCATTTGTTAATGCAGTTTCATCTATATTAAAGCACGCACTACCACTGCATAAATTATCATTGTTATTAAAAGAATATGCACTTAAATTATTAATCATTAAGCTGCTCCTTCTGTATGTATGTTTTTAACAAATATATTCCCTATAGCTGCTGGTGATATGGAACTTATTGGAGTTACAAAAGAAATACCGGGGTAATAGGTTATACCTGGATTTACTGGAATGTTTATTTCTCGCTGCAATATTGGTTGAAACTCTTCGTTAGGATTATTTCTATAATCAATATATAGTGTTCTACCTACATTGCCTAATCTTACCCTAACAGTTTTATATATTTCAGCGCTTTCAACAATAGAAAATGTACTGTTAAGGGATGAAAGAGGCTGATGGTAAGCGTATTGATTATAAGAGTAACGTGGTGATGAGCTCCTTATTGTTACGGAGTTTTTCTCTACTTTTGTTGCATTTATACCATCTCTTACAGTATAAGAACCTATAAAAGCGGAAGCTGCAAATAAACCAGTGGTGTCGAAGCCAACTCCTATTGCTGCACCTATAATACCTGGTTTAATATATGAATAATTAACATCACCGCTGGATAATCCAGAATATCCTAAATCTATACCCCCACTACCTCCATTTAATCCATATTTTGTTAAAAATACAGTAAATCCTGCTTCAGTATTTTGATTACCGCTTATTGCATAATCAAATGACCAAACAATATCATAATATGGTGAAAAAGGAGTTTTAGAAGCAAAGTTAATTGCTTTAGCTGATGATAGCGTAGGATACTGCACGTTAGTTCAGTATTTTCTTTAAATCTAGTAACGTGCTTGAGAACGTATCCTAGTTTCTTGTACTCTCTGTATACAGTCTTAAAAAGATCAATTTTAATATTAAGTATAACGCTATTTCGCTTTTCGTCAATCAATACAAAATCGGTAAACTCCTCTCCTAATACAAAAGGTCTTCTGTTCTTAGCCACATAATTATTTATCCTCTAAACATCTTACTATATCTGTTATCTTACCGTGTATATTACGAATATCTTCAAACGATATCTCGTTACTAATACTTAAGGTGTATGTTTCGAGGATCTTTTTTAATAGTACTAGATCGTCAGGAGTAATGCCTTCTACAATTAACTCTTCCATAAATTATTCTGTAAAGCCTACTATTCGAATAAAGCAGTTAGCTCCGATCTCCTGCGTTGTACCTCTTAAACCAAAGGTTAGCTGACCGGTGTTACTGGCACTAAGAGGTAGTGTAACCTGATTTGATGCGCAAACGTGATTACCACTACTTACTGATTTTAAATAATTTACTAAATACTCATTAGTACCTAGTGTTTTTGAAGTTGACGTAGTTAAGAAAGATTTATCACTAGCAGCAGCAAACATACACTCTGTACCATTAGTTGATGAGGCCCAGCTATCTATTATAACCCCAGTAGCAGTACTAGGTAAGCTGTAACCTGTAGCTACTGAACCATTCATTGTTCCTCCATCAAAAGTTATATATCTTATTGCTGGGAAAACTGAAATATTAGTTGAAAAGGATGTATTACTCGGTACACCATTAAATAAAATTTCTACTGGTATAGTTAAAAACTTAGTAGTAGTTTCGTAATTAACGAAAACAGTACTACCTACTGTATCGAGTAGACCAGCAGGTTCAGTCACCGGCTCACCTACAACTCTACCAAATTCATCAGTTATAACACCATCTCTAAACTCCCCACTTAACCCTGGCATAGCGCCATAAACTACAGTACCAGACAGAGGGTTAAACGCGCCTAATACCTGCGAGCCATTAACAGTAGCACATAACGGATACGCTACAGTAGTAGAAACATTTATAACTTGATCAGGCTTAGCTTTAATAATATACAATGCGCCAGATGCACTTAACGCGCAGTTAGTTCCAGATGCTATTGTGTATGTAGTAGATGTTGATGGGTTATTTTGAACGCCATAAAGTGTTCTATTAATATAATTTGGAACACTAAAGTTAGCTCCAGATCCTCCATAAGTATACCCTATTACTGCAAACAACTCACTATAAAGAGCTGTTGTGACTGATTGACCATTACAGAGTAACCAGCCAATTGGTGCATTATTCGATGAGATAAACGGCATTATTGAACCAACAGGTATTTGACCTGCCGTACTAGCTGAATAAAGAGTTGTAGGTGTAAACGCTGGCGCCCATGATAGATTACCGCTAGCATCAATTTTTAAGTAGTTATCAGCTGCTAAACCGCCAGCTGGCCAGTTATAGGATACACCATTAAATGCAGTACCTGCTGGGAGCTGTAAATACGGCTCACTAAATGAGCTTATACTATTAGTAAATACAGCTGTAGTAGATACACCTATCTTATTATTACCGTCAATTACAAGGCTGTTTCCTATAGCATTGGAAGAAATATCTCCTGCTGATAAAGACCCTACAGCAATACCATTAGTTGATGAAATTGTTATAGTGCCGTCAGCAGCAGTATAAACACCGCCGATTTCACTCCAGCTACTTAAAAGAGCATACGACCCGCTGGTAAGTGTGTATATCTTTTTATTATCTGTATCGTAAGCTATATCACCAAATACAGCAGTATTAAGCGTAGTTACATCCGCAGCACTGCCTACAAATCTACCACCTCCGCTACTTTGTATACCGCCGCCTATTGCAATGCCGCCTGGAGTTGAGCCATCACCTACAAATAATCTCTTTGTGTCTGTAGTGTATCCTAATTCTCCCTCTGCTAAGATAACATTTTGTCTATCAGCATCTGTACCTCGTCTAACAAGAAGTTTTAAAAGAGTATTTTCAAATATTTCTATTTTTTTTGGCATAAGTTATGTATATTTAAAGATAGGTATTGCAACTAAACCGAACTCTGCAGTATTTATACTCATAAATCCAGCTGATGTTAAATTTATATTAACCGTTCTACCGACCGGATTACCTGAAACGCCTGTTACTGTGGATTGATTAGTAAAACGTGATTGTAAAGGAAAACCATTAAACGCAGATAGATGTGAGTTATTTGGATGATTACCTGTTAGTGCGCGAGTTATAATAGAGGTTGTACCCGTTATTTGACCGTTATTATTGTATGTTATATTAGAAAATGTAGTTGTAGCACCGGCAACCACCGGAGTTATACTAAGTTGGTTACTATTTAAAGTTAAGGAAGCATCTACTGTCTGAAAGGTTGCTTCTAGCTTATTATCTGTATCTATAAACAAACCAGGCCCAATAGTATTAGCACTTAAAGAAGCTGCATTTACTATACCGAACGGTAGAGCTGTTAGTGTTAATACTCCGGAATTATAACCAAAACTAGATGGTGTAGCGTTAATAGATAGCGTCGTACCGTCACCTCCATGTAAGCCGTTACCTAGAGCTTTATTGCTTATATTAGCGGCACTTATGGTACCTACTGTTAATCTATTACTTACAATACGCACAGTTGTGCTATCTACGTTAGAAGAAAGACCATTAGTCGCAGTAGCTATAATAGCACCTTGATTAAATGCAGCAGTTGAAGCAAATTTAGTACCGGTGATACCATTATCCTTAATAACAAGAGTATTACCTCCGTTGTATTGTATGGTTGTATTATCTACTTTTGTACCTATAAACGCCCATGAGCTTAATGAAGTGTAGTTAGTACCTGTGAGCTGATATAGTAGTGAGCTAACACTTACTATGTCGTATAAAGCTGCTCCTGTAATTCCTGTAAGTGAATTAACAGTAGCGAGAGGCTTAAGCATTACCGCACCGACGGGACCACCTCCAATTGTAATACCATCACCTACATACAGCCTATTTGTATCTGTAGTGTATCCCAACTCTCCCTGTTCGAGGATAATGGTACGTCTTTGAGCATCCGTACCACGCCTTACTTTAAGTTTTATAATAGAAATGTCAGGCATAATTTAATAGTCTCTATTATTTATACACTTATACTCTATTTCAACACTTAAGTGTTGATTATTAGCCTTAATAAATTACTCTTATATAATGGCTGTTGATATATACAACCTAAGAGACGATCAATATAATAATAATAGTGGTAGCGATATAAAGATGGTTGAAATAAATCCAATCGAGTCTTGTAATCGTAGATGTTCTTTTTGTCCAAGATCAGATAGTAAAAAATATCCTAATACTAAAAATAAAATTTCATTTGAAACATGTAAAAATATATCTAGCCAATTAAAATCTATTAATTTTACTGGTTGGGTAAGTTTTGTTGGTTTTGGGGAGCCATTACTTCACTCTAGTTTAGAAGAATGTATTAACATTATAAGACAAAATAATCCATATATTAAATTTGAAGTTAATACAAATGGTGATTTTTTAACAACCAATAAAATTGAATCGTTATATAGGTGTGGATGTACTAATATAAATGTTAGTATGTATGATAACGATATATCATACAATATTAATGAACTTAAAGGAGACATACCTATTAATATAGTTTTTAGACATCATTACGATAAAAATTTAAATTATAACTTAAATTTAATTAATAGAAGTAATATAACATATGGTAATACTATATTAAATTTAAATTCTCCTTGTTATTTGCCGTTTTATAAGCTTATGATAGACTGGAATGGAGATATACTACCGTGTGCAAATGACTGGTCACGTACTATTAAATTTGGTAATATTAATACACAAAATATAAAGGAAATAATAAATGGCGATACTAGTGTTAAGTTTAAAACATCACTATGTACAGGTACAAGAATTCAAATGCCTTGTTCAAAATGTAATGCCTGCGGTACTATACGTGGTGAGAAAGAATTTAATAACTTTAAACAGAATTATAGATTATAAAATGTCTCAATATCGCATAGCGTCATTCTATAAAAATAATTATTGTTGAATACATATTCCTTAAGTTTATAATTCTTAAATATATTGGTGTTTCTTAACAAAATAAAATTACCTGCTTCAGCCACTATATTAACATTTAATAAGTTTCTAACCTGTTTAAATTCGCTGCTTATCTCCTTTAAGAGACTACTATCTTTCAATAGCTCCCTAACTAGTTTTAAAGTAATAGAATTGAGATACATAGGGCGAAACTGATTGAGTTTTTCGATAACAGCAACATTACCTGTTATACAGAAACCAAACCGCATACCAGTAAGTCCTCCCATCTTACTGAAGGTTCTTACAATTATTAAGTTCTCGGGTAATTGTGAAAGCGGTAAAGGAGCTGTAGGTGTAATATACGCTTCATCAATTACAACAAATTTATATTGGTTGCACAAAGCTAATATATCTTTACAATCTAATTTATAACCAGTAGGGTTGTGAGGTGAAACAAAATATAAACCACAATCTTTGGTATTGGTTATATGATGTAAGTCTATAGTAAAATTATTTGAAAAAATAAAATCTATATATTTAATTTCTTTGTTGTGAGCAGAAACATAGTAAGGAAATAGCTCAAAGGTAGGTGATGTAGTTACCCAGGTACTGCAATCTAGAGTTTCTATTATTGACCTCAAAACTTGTTCTGATCCGTTATCTGCATATATGTTTGAAGTTGAGATATTAAAAATTTTAGAAAGATCTAATATTACATCTATAGGAGACTTATATTGGATATAATCTACACTATTAATATCCGTTATATTTAAAAGTTTCCTTACGACTGATGGAACAATACATTCATTTCTGTCCAATCTAATAGTGTCGCTGTTTATTTCTAACGGAAATCTATTCATTTATTTTATATAGGCTTATATAAGCTTCAGCAAATTCTCTATTGCACTCCATTCCTCTAAATCTAGCATAAGTCTCTAAACCCACTTTACTTCTCGGGTTTGGATATTGTCTTAGTTCACTTTTATATAGAGATAGCATATCCCACTTATTCATTACATCGCCATAGTCTAACACCGTGTAGGTGTTAGCAAAAAAGCATTTTTTACCTTGTGTAGTAGATGAAGGTACTTCGTATACTAATAGTTCTTGAGGTTGTATCTGTTGAATTTTACGAAAAGCTATAAGACACGATTTATGAACGGCAGCATGGTCACTGTTTATATCACCATCAAACGGAATAAAAACTTTTTGTGGTTGTAGTTTAGTGTAAATTCTTTCTATTTGTTTAGTAAGATCAGAAGAAGACATTACATCTAGCCTCTCATCTACATTATTTAAAAGATGATACTTTATTTTATATTTTGTAGATATGTCAGTTATGTTCTTTATATTGTCTAGCCTATGTTCTTCTCTATGCGAAACAACAATCACGTTAATATTTTCTTTATCTGCATTTTTAGAAATATAACCTCCACATCCGAGAATCTCATCGTCTGCGTGCGGAGCAATTATTAAAGTTGTTTTCATATCTATGAAAATATTATCGATCTATCTGCTTATGTATCCAGTCTCGTAAATCTATAGTTTGTTTGTGATCTAAAAGTTTAACACTTTTTTTAAGATCTAAAACTTTACCTTTAAACTCTTTAACATCACTCAACTCAACTACTACATTTAGATTTGGTATTTTTTCTTTAATATAATTAACTATCTGTAATAATGATATACCATTAAACCCATCTATATTAATTGTTTCGTTTTTTGTCTCGTCTAGTTTATCAGGTATACTAGAAATAGTACGAGCTAGATCTTTAACGTGTATAAAGTTTCTATAACCATTACTGGTAATTGTAATAATTTCACCATTTATAGCTTTTTGAATAAAAGTAGATACCGCTGTTCGTGGATTAGACCCTTCACCGTAAATAGTTCCATATCTACAAATGGTATAATCAAGATTATAGCTTTTTTGATAGCTTCTTATTAAGATCTCACCACAAATTTTAGTAGCAGAGTATATATTTGTACCGTTATTAGCATTCAAACATGTATCACCCTCATTTACAAAATCTTCTTCACATTCTGAATAAACCCAAGATGTGCTAGAAAATATTACCCTCTTCACTTTATTTTCAACGCATGCTTTTAATACATTATGTAATCCTATAATATTTTTTTCTATTGACTCGTAAGGATATTCGTAATTTTTTGTTGCTTCTGAAAGAGCAGCAAACATATAAACCACGTCTGTATCTTGAAGTATATTAGATAGACCCTCGCGGTCAGTGACTACATCGCAAAAAATAAAGTCTTTAATATTTTTTTCATTTTTTATATCAACAACTTTAACTTCGTGTTTGTTTTTAAGATATTCGTATGTGTTATGACCAATAAATCCGGATCCGCCTATCAATTTAATTTTCATATATAAAATTTCGTTGCTCGTAAATCATTTCTTCAAGCGTAGGTACCTGAATCTTATTATATACTGTGGTTAGGCTTCTATCAAGGGTATTTTCTATTAAAGTACCGCATATTTCAGTTGCTTGTGTAGGTATTATTTTGAGATTAAGATTATATATTGAATCTATAATGCTTAATATTTCATATTTTGAAACCACTTTATCAGAATATACATGTCTAACTCCCGACCAGAACGAAACTCCGTCGTCGCGTAGCATCTTTTCAATAATTTTAGCTATTTCCAATCCCGTTACCCCGTTCCACAAACAGTTAGTATATCCTGTTACCGACTTATTAGCGTTTTTTAATGCAAATTCTAATAATCCTATCTTATTGTAGAGCTCTTCTCCTATAAAACTTAATCTCATTACTGTTGTTTGTAAGTCGGTGTGTGTTTTCGTGATACCATAAATATCTTCTGCATCGCATATATCTTGCTCTGAATAATTACCTCTATCACCTTTAAACACGCAGTCTGATGAAAAATTAATTAGCTCGCACCCAACCTCGAGGGCTAGTTTATCGAGAGTTAGTGGAAAAGACTTATTTACAATAGTAGCCTCCTCTTTAGATTTTATTCGAGGCTTAAGCAAGCCTATACAATTTATTATTATATCTTTTGGAGAAATATTCTCAGTAAATTTTTGTTTATTAAAAGAAGTCGCATTTAAATCATCACGTGTATATGTCTTTATAGTATATTTTTTTTGTCTTAGATACTTAGATATGCAACATCCAAGCATTCCATTGGATCCTAATACATGAACTATCATTTTTATACTTCTCTCAATA